ATTCTCATGATGCGGCCAAGGTTCATGTGTAGGAACTCTACGCATAATAGACTCTGTAAATGCTTCGCCATCAGGTCCAGGCAAACTGTGAGTTTTAGAATTTAACGGAATAGATGCTTTTGCAGTTGTTCTTGCTTCTTCAGGTAATTCTGCAATTTGTGCAGTGCTTGATCCGGCGGCAGCTGTTGCTTGATTGCCTGAACTATTCATATGAATTTGTGCAGACGATGTTTCTAAAATATTTCCACCAGCTTTAGTTTCATGTGTGCCACCAGATGTATTATAAATGTGGCCGCCTGCTTTTACTTCAAGATCTCCAGTGGATTGTTGAAACAAATGTCCATCTGTTTTAACATCAATATTTCCTTGAGTGTAGTGTTCGTAAGTGCCGTCGGTATGCAGATCTACGTCTCCGTTGATTTTTGTTTTTAAATATCCACTGATAGTATGATCAACGGATTTACCATCTAAGTGTTGGATACGCATATCTTTATAAATCTTGATATCAATTCTATCAGGAGTTGGTCCATTAACATCTTCTACTGGGCCTGATGCTTCTGTATCGTTACTCACTGGATCTGCCGGATCTTGGCTTGTTGAATCTAACGGGCCGAACGCGGCACCAGATGCTCCATTGCCGCCGCTGAAACTAAATCCATTGGCTACTTTAAAATCCATTCTACCATCAACATTGTGTGTATAATCTGTTGCATAATATTTTTTAACATCATCATTTACTGTTTGACGATATTGCTCGTCAATAGTTTCATCTTTTCTGCGTTTGATGTGAATCTTTTGATCTCTGTCAACAATCAACACTTTGTCTTTGATTACATTAGTATGCATTTCGCCATGCACTTTTGTGTTAAAATTTCGACCAACTTCTAAATTAAAATCTCTATCACAGAAAAAATTTAAATCTTGTTTAGTTCGAACACTGATACTATCTTCTGCAAATATGTCAATTTTACCGTCACTGGTCAATTCAATCCATGCTGTGCCTCTAGCATTGCCGATGTAAATTAAATCTTCGCTGTTGTGCAATAAGATTTGATGACCAGTGCGTGTTCGTAACCGTATCAATTCATTGTGCGGAATATCTTTTAGACCATCTGTTTCGTCATCTTCTACCGCGGCATATTCAGGTGGTCCATCGGTAGGAGTTGTTTTTTTAAAAACTTGTCATCTCCGTCATCCATGACAAAACTACTGCCGCCTAATCTGCTGATAAATGCTTCTGGAATAACGTGTTCAAACTTACCAACTTTACCTTTAGGGCCTGCTTTATCAACAGGACCAGGTGTAGATATTCCAAATACTGCACTAGGTGTTTCTCGTCTGGCACTGCTAGTGGTTATTCCTCTAATGTCATCTTTTAATAATCCCTGATTAACAAACACAGTTTGCTGTGAAGTATGAACTGGCTTAGGAATTTGTGTAGTATCTCTGGCACTAACATCGTTGGCTTTTTTATTATACTCTGCAACAGGCACACGTTCTTCTGCACCGTCAACTTGATAAGAAGTTGCGGCATAACCAGGAACCATAAAATTCATGTTAGGATCCATGATACAGCCAAACCAATATCCTTTACCGCTGATAAAAAATACCACAACTGTTGATCCTACATCTGGAGGAACCATCCACATGCCATAACTTTTCTGTGTGCTGCTGTAGTCATTGTTTTCATCAATATAAGCAACACTGGTAATGCCGGCAAAAGGACTCATGTATTTGACTTGATGTATTTGCCCTTCTTTGTTATTTTGATTTCCAGAAGAGTGAAATAGTTCAACTTCCAATGTTCCCATATAGTAAGGATCAAGATGACTTACAATCCGGGCTAAGAATGGTCCGGGTTTACTATCGTCGGCTGCGTTTACTGATTGTCTTTTTTCTTCTGACATAATTATCCGTTGAAATCACCAAGAGCTGCGTTGTTAGCCGCAATCTCTTGATCTGATAGACTTGGTGCCCCATTGGGGTATTCTTCTGCTGCGGCTGCTTCTATTGCGGCAATGGCCTGACTGCCGTTATCGTCGTCAATATCTGTTACAAGTGGAAGTCCGCCATCGATGTTTTTCATCACTGCAACTTCTGGAACTTTTCCAACCAACTCTTGATTAGTCTGCCTATTTAAACTTAATATTTGAGTAAATTTGCCACCACTAAAGGTGCTTTCAACTTGTAGTATTTTATAAAGTCCACTGTATGCTTGCACTAGTTCGCCGGTGCCGCTGATACTATTATACGTTCCTTTAGCAGGATCTATATCTGTTGGTGTTCTGAAATTGACAATGATATAAACTTCTGTATTTTGATAGTTCATACTTCCGTCACTGTTAATCATTCTATAATTTGTTTCAGGACTAGTGTAATTTCCAATACCACTATCACCTAAGAAATAGGGATCACCATGAACTTTCAATGTTGTTTCTAGCATGTCAGCACCTTCGGTAACTGCATCCATAAAGTTTCTTGCTAGGCGTGTTGAAATATCTTCTGTTCCACCGCCACCTCTACCATCAGTAGAAGTATTAGTAACAGTCCTCGATACCTGTCTTGGCTGTGCATCAGCGGGAGGTTTACTAGATCCAGTATCTTCGCTGGCTCCTTTTCGCTTTTCGTTAGCTACTTCTTGTCCTGATTGTTCAGCTTGTTTTACATCAGCCGAGTCTTTATATCCGTCGGCTGCTACTGCTTTTCTAAAATTATTGTTCATGGTAATTTGAAAATCAAGAATTTCAGTATTTTTTCCAGTATAGATATAATTGTATTCTTTAAGAGCTTCTTTTCTAAGTTGTAAAATACCCGGTGGTGCAGAGTTTGGGGGTATCAATACGCTGGAGTTAACTTTATAAGCAACAACTCTATACACTATAAGTTGCGGCTTACGTCCCGTTTTTCCCAAGTTTTTATAACTAGATCCTTGATATACTTGCGGGTCTATTCTCCACCAAGGCAACATTCCGGCATCATCAGCTTGACTGTCACGCAATGCTTGTTTAGCATAGTCGCTCATTATGATAACTTGATTGATAACATTGGTAACATCAGTGCTTTGTAAGAATCTAAAATCGCTAGTGGTTACGTCAATTTGCAAATTACCTCGTTGATAAATTCCTTTTTCTGCATCGTATACTGCGTTGTCTTTGCCAAAGGGACTGTCACCTGCTCGGGTTGCAGAAAATCCCATACTGGATTTACCAACACTGTTAACTGCTCCTTCTTCTTGCACATAGGTTTGATTTAATTTACCAGTGCCTTTTTTGAGTTTTAATTTGTCGTAGATGTCGCCACCGCCACCGCCACCTTTGGGGTTTCTAGTAGCTTTATTAATTGTTTCATTAGCAGAAGGCAACGGAGAAGATGGATCTTCCGGAAACATGATGATGATTTCATCTGGTTCTTCGTTGTTGTCTTTAGCACGTTGCACTAGATAATCATTTAATACTCGTTGTAGACTTTTTTCTCCAGTCTGCAACATTTCTTGGACCGTTTGTCCACTGATAGTAGTATCATGAGGAATTGTATTAAACCCTGCATTAAATGCTGTGTAGTTGTAGGGATTGCCAGTTACTTCATATTCAGTGCCCTTGGCAGTTACTCTGGCAGTTATATCCATTAGTGTAAATGGAAACAATCTACGTTCTCTAGGCAAGGACTTTGCCAATTGATCAGCAGTATGTCCGGAAAAATCAATGGTCAATAAAAATGGCGCTGTTCCTAAATAGCTAGGATGTCCAGCTTCTATTGCTGCCTTTTGCATGGCCTGTGGGAATATGCCCATGCTGTATGGTTCTAAAACTTTAAATTTAAAACCCATCATGTTGGTGTTTCCACTGTCTTTGCTAAATGCACACTGGTGAACTATACTGATATCATCCATAAAGAAATCAAATTTGCCAAATGCTGTATTAACTCTATTGTCTGGGTTAATTGACCCACTGGCCAATATCAAAGTATTAAATTTGCCAGCTCGGTATGTAGAATCCGGGAAATTTAAACTTTCGTCATCAAGACAAGAAAGTGTAACAATATAATTGTAACTGGCAAACTGACTTAAGATATTAGGAAACGGGGGTTTGCCGCCGGCTACTATATTTTTTACTTTTTTGCCTTCGTCGGCTGCACCGACATTGCCAAGATTGATTTTTAATTCTGATTTAAAATTGTTTAGCAACCCTGACACGCCTGGAAAGTTGCCCGCTAATTGTCCGGCTGTAGCGGCTAATTGATTACCTAATTTTCCGCCCAGTGCATTGATGTCAGCCTTCAGTCCAAGCCCCGATGCTAAGGACGTATCTCCCACTACTTTTTTAGCAGCAGCTGATAGAGATGTTGCTCCAGATTTAAAAAGTTCAAAATTTGGCATATTATATTCCCAGTATGGAAACTAGTCCCGATCTTTTTGGAATAAAAATTTGTGTTCCGGGCACAAAATCAAAAATAGGATCTTGAATAATATCTAAATTTCTTTGAGAAAACACCCACCATAGTTTAGATGTTCCATATAAGTCAAATGCCAATAGGTCTGGTCTGTAGGTATACTGTGGTTCAATGGTATAAAGATAATCGTCTTGTTCAGCAGCCACTGGTCTGATTTGTAAAATGTCAAGATAATTTTTTGTTATCTTTGTTGCAGACCATGGACTGGTATTTGGATATTTTGTATTAGATGCCATTAGATAAATCCTTGTCCGCTTTTAACATAATCGCCGTTGACAAACTTATCAAGACTAAATGACCTTGCACTGTCTCTGCTGTATACCGGCTGTAATGTAATAGTCATTGCACTTTTTGTTGGCACATATGTTTTACCGCCTTGTGTTCCGGATCCAGCGTTGGCTAATTGATTTCTAAAACTACCTGCAATTCCAGAAACTGCTTTGCCTATACCATTGGCCACTGCTAACGCTGCTCCGGCTCTGGGGTTTACTGCACTGACTAAAGAACTAACTGTATTAAAAGCCGATGCAGGTGCTGAGCCATAGGCATTTGTAAGACTGGCTGATGCCGACGGATCAACAGCAATATAATCACTGTCATTGTTAAGCTCAACACTGAATGCTGTTACTACTACCGGAACATTTTTAAAAACATATTCGCCATAGGCGTTGAAATATGCAATAGGCGGAGGATTCCCACCAAGGTCATCTTCTCCACTAAACATTTTTGTCATAGATCTAAAGTAATGAACCATGGCAATCCAATAAGCACCTTGAACAGCATCTTCAACATAAAACGGAGCTTGGATTTGTATTGCATCGGCTTGACTGTTGACAAAACTTTGAAATCCAAAATTCTGATGCAATGGTTTCATCGATTCGTAGTTAGCAGAATTGCTGATTCTCAATGTGGGAGTATAAGGAAAAATTGCGCCACCGGCATTTTTCAAAGGAGCCAATG